ATTGCTTCGGATAAGAATGCTGACTACACAGCCATGCTTGTGCTTCGTACACCGCCCGGTGAGAATGTAAAGCAAATTGTCGGTATCGTTCATGAAAAAGGACTTGGTGGATTGGCACAGAAAAAACACATTCTCACTCTTAACAATCGCTTCCAGCCGGATTTGATTGAACTTGAAGGAAACAACTTCCAGCGAATGTTTGCCGCTGAACTTCAAGACATGCGAAACGATATTCCAATTCGTACCTTTATGACAACACGCCAGCGCAAAGAAAGTATGTTCATGTCTTTGCTTATGGCTTTTGAACAAGGACACATTCAATTGCCGTATGGTGATGAGCGAAGTCGTACATTCACTCACAAATTAGAAGAAGAATTGAACCGATTCGGTATGCAAAAGAATGGGCGACTTGAATCGGTCGGTACTCATGATGACTTGGCAATGGCACTTGCTTTAGCGAACTGGGGAACAAAAGAGTTCAAAGGTTCAGTGCAACTACTCGATGACATACTACCGGGACTCGATGAGTACATCGGTGGTATGCCACATCGAAATAAAGGAACTGGCGATGGATGGTTGGTTCCATGATTTTTCCATTTGATGAATGGGGTTTTTAATATGAAAGAAGATAATAAAAAGAAAAAGAAAGGCATGGTTGTTGTAATTGCACTTGGTGGTAAGCCACCTAAGTCGCCGGAAAAAACAGCAGACCCGGACAGCAAAAAGAAAGCAACCCCAATGGGTGACGCTTGGAAATTTTTGAAAATGAAAGAAACTGATAAAACAGGTAAACCATTTTCAACTCCTATTGCACGAATGCGAGCAGGGAAAGAAGAACACCCACAAGTCCGTATGCAAATGGGAAATATAAATGACCCAAATGCAGAAAAGAATGAAACCAAATCACCGGAACTTGGTGATGATGTACCTTCCGCACCTTCAACACCGGGTGGTACAATCAATCCATCATCCTTCGCTCGTCAAGGAACTATGACTCGAAGAACAATGCCACAAGCACCCCCTCCACAATACGCTCGACAAAGAGAGTTAGATTTTAGCGACCCACCGAACCCCTTCAAGCAAACAAGTGATTGATATGAGTTGCGATTGTGGTCACTGTGTCGGAATGACAACAGCGTGGGATGCGTTGGAAAAGAAACTGTGTCCCGCTGGCAAAGCCGCCGCAAAGCGCAAGTTCAAAGTCTATCCATCAGCCTATGCTAATGGTTGGGCTGTACAATACTGCAAAGGTAAGTTCAAAGGTAAAAAGAAGGGGAAGAAAAAATGAACTCAAGTACTATAAGCGAATTAAACCATTCATTCATGGAACAGGCTTGGCTTCTTCTTAAAGCCAAAAAAGATGCACCAAATTATCGTAAGGCTACTGGTCCTAAAAAATGTGGCAACTGCAAGGCTTGGGATTCTTCAAAAACTGATGACCCCATGACTGGTTATTGTGAATGGTATGATTTTATGTGTCGTGCCGACCATACATGTGATGCTTGGGTTGGTAAAAAATGAGCAAAGTGTTAATCCGCAAGAACTTGAACCGATGGTTCAAAGAAAAGTGGGTTGATGTTAGTCGTAAAGACAAAGACGGTAAGCACCCACCGTGTGGTCGTTCTAAAGCAAACAAATCAAGCAAAGGTTATCCAAAGTGTAGGCCAAGTGTCAAAGTAAGCGGTAAAACGCCAAAGACCAGCGGCTCAATGTCCGAAGGTCAAAAGCGAGCCGCTACTAAACGCAAGCGTTCAAAGAAACAAGGAGTGGGTGGAAAACCTACAATTGTCAAAAGTGTTTTAGTGGTAAGGACTAAATGATAGGACAATGAGGTAGCCAATATGTGGGGTAGTGCAATTGTCGGTGATGAGTATGATGCTCCACAAATCAATGGTGATGACTTCACTAAAAGCGTACTGAACAGTTTAGCACAACACCCTCAATTTTTTGCAAAACCACTCCCCGTAGTAAAAAAATCATCTTTGTTTTACAACGATGAAATCAAAGCATACGGGTTTCCTAAAAATGGCGATGGGTGGCTTGAAGCAACTTACGGTAAAAACGCTGATTCTATTATTCGTATGTGTCGAAAAATGCGAAGAAACGACAAGAGTAATCGAGATATGATTGATGCTATTATTGATGATGTAAGAACCATCAAAGCAATGGAAGTTGAAGCAACTATTAGCAATTTATCATGGAGTGATGGCTTACAAGATACAATTCGGTATATGGGGATAAATGACCGTTCATTAAAATCACTGCGAAAGTTTGGTGAAACAAGAAGTACAGGACTACAACAAGCATGTCAACAATTTCTTAAGGCTACATCGGTACTTTCTATGCTAAATGAACTTGATGATTGGGGTACTGATGAACAAGAAAACTGGGTTAATGCTATGCAAATGCGTAAGGATGCTCAAAAAATGTGGAAAAACACATTACACCAAATTGATTCAATTTCAAAAGACGACAAAGCAACATTAGAATTTGTATCAAAGCAGTTAGAAGAAAATGGTGAATTAAGTAGTCGTGAAATTCTTCGCCGGGGTGTTGGTGTTTTACACAAATCTGTGACACCGAGTAAAATTGGCATGTTGATTAAAATGTACGGTGAAGAACTCGATGTGTATCGAGCGCACTCTCGTGGTCAATTTGTTAAAATGGGTACTAACGGTTTGATTATCAAAGACATTTGGGCTTATGCCGCAGGTTTCCTTGATGCAGATGGGAGTATTTTTATCAGTGAAAGGGGTGAACCAAGAGCAACATTTGTTGCTACAGGCGAACGGGGTAAAGACCACTGTGAAAATTTGCACAAAGCATTGGGTTGTGGTCGTTTAGTTCTTAATCAAAAAATCCACAAAAACAGCAATCGAAGCCTCCATCGACTTGTTTTCCAATCAAAAGATGATTTGCGACAATTACTCAAGGGTATTTTACCTCACTTAAAAATGAAATCGTTGCAAGCAAAGGCTGTTTTGACTTTCATTGACTCAAAAGATAAGATGAGAAAAAACGAATTGCAGAAACTTGTCACCTACAATAATTGGAAAGATGATAAAAAGAAGGCCGACAACCTCTTGACTAAGTGGGGCTTGGACATTGATACCATTGGTGCGTATGCGGAGGGACTATGATGGCAGATGATGACAGTAGGATAAGCCGATTTTTAAGCACGCTTGGAAAGCCTTTCAAGCGTAAGCAATCTCCAACTCCAACTATGCCACTTTGGACAAGTGGTATTCAAGAACCCGTTATGGCACAGGGTATTACCATCCCTGCTCTTTATGCCGTAAGCACAGAATGTTTGATTTTAAGAACAGTTCTTTCAAAAATACGACAAGAGATGTTCCGAAGAGGTCATTACTTTGAAAAGCGTTTTCACAAAAAATGCGTTGATTGTGGTGAAGAATATCAACATGAAGTTCAAACATGTACTGTTTGTGAAGGACCAGTTCGTGACCCCGACCATGATGAAATTACCTATGTCAAATGGTTGTTAAACCAAAGCAACAGTATGGACCAAGCATTTATTCACATACTCAATGAAGTTGAAAACGACCTAAATATCGTTGATGATGCGTTTTTAATTTTAGTCAAAGAGTATTATATCGACCCCGAATCAAAAGAAGTTGCATTTTTCCGTGTTAAAGAAATGATTCGTGGCGACCCTATCTTCATGCGTATTGTCGCTGACAAGCGTGGTGTTCGTGGTGGGCGATACAAGGTGTGTCGAATCCATCGGGACCAAGTAAAAACACACGCAGAAGACGATACTTGTGAAGTGTGTGGTAGTGACCTACACGATGTTCATTATGTGAACATGGCAGGTAGCGGTAAAACGCAGTATTTTATTGAAGGTGAAGTTATTCATTTGAGTAAGTACAATCCTTCAAAACTATACGGGCGTTCACCAGTAAACACAATGTGGCGACAAGCCATGACACTCACAGCAATGGACAATTACATGTACACTGCATATCAAAAGCGACGAATGCCAAAGGGTATTATTTCAGTCACTACTGATAACCTTGAGTCAATGAAATCGTTTTGGAAGTCTGTTGATGAAAAGATGGAGCGTGACCCGCACTATATTCCAAAGGTTGGTATTGAAAGTCAAACTGGTCGGGGTGGTGTAAATTGGATTAAGTTCATGGACACACTGGAAGAAATGCAATATATTGCAGTTCGTGATGAAATTCGTAATCGTATCGCCGCATACTTTGGTGTGTCGAGTGTGTTTATGGTTGACAGTGGTAAAGCCGGTGGTTTAAGCAACGAAGGAATGCAGATTCTTGTCACCAATCGTGCTGTTGAATTTGGACAAAAAATTTACACTGATATTTTATTCCCTAAAATGCTCAAAGAAATGGGAGTTCATGATTGGAAACTCACTCTTTATCCAAACGAAGAAGAAGATGAAATCACTCGACTTCGCCGTGATGAGCAAGAACTCAATGTTGCACAGCGTATGACACAACTTGGTTTTGTTGCTGATTTAATTGATGGAGAGTCCAGCAGTGATATTCGATTCGTATATCGTAAACCTCCACCACAACCTGCCGCACCTCCGGGTGGCGCACCACCTCCGGGTGGAGGCGCACCACCTCCTATGATGCCACCGGGTGGCGGTATGCCACCGGGTATGCCACCGGGTATGCCAATGGGTGGCGCACCGATGATGCGAGGTATGCCTCCGGGTATGCCAATGGGAGGTATGCCAATGCCACCTCCACAACCCGGTGGACAGGGTATGGGACTCCGTAATCGTGGACCAGCCGCCCCGCAACGCCGTACATCGGCTGGTAGTGGTTCTCCGGTGACAAGCGTTCAACAAAGAGGGCCGCAACCTTCCATTGGACAGCAAAACAGTAATGCTCTTTTGAATGCAAGAAACTTCAAAGGCGCATAAAGACTCTTAAAGAGCAACAACATGGGATAAGGTAGGGCTGAATATGGATTTAATCAAAATGGACCCAATGGCACGAAAGATGGAAGAACACCAAAAAGCATTTATTACTGCTCTAACAAGCGGCGATGCTAACTTGGCAAAGCAACAATTGAACGAACTACGAAAGGTTGCAGATTATCTTTCCGAAGATTTGTCTGCGGCTATTGCAAAGGCTGAAAGTGGACTTACACACGGACCTAACGATATTTACGCTGGTGGCGCACCTGTCATGAAGTTTGATAATCGACCAGCATCGGCTCAATCTTTGCAAGGACAACGCTTGAGCGGTACAGTTTCAAACGGTGTTCGACCATCCAATTACACTCGTGTCACTGGAACTTTTGGCCGACACACTCAATGAGGTGATTAAATGACTGAACAATCGGATGCGGAACGATTGATGGGTGTTTTGATTACAAAGATGGAAAGCATGGATAACGACCTTGAATCTCTCAAGCAAGAAAACATGCGCCTTCGTAAAATGATTACAAACCCTACAATAATGTTGAAAAAAATGGGCATGGTAAAAGCAACAACACCATTTACTGAAAATGTCATGGGTGATGCTTTTCGTAATGACATGAATGATGATTCAATCATGAAGGGCGTAAACTCTTCTGTGCCACAAACAAATGAAGAGTTCCACAATATGTCGTGGGAAGATATTCATGAAATGGCACAATCAGCAAAAGAAACCGAGGTGTGATTATGAAACCAAGATTTGAAGCAATAAGTTATGAAGTTAAACAGATGCTTGAAAAAGCAGACCAACTTAACACCCGAATAGATGACCTTTCTAAAGCAGAAGATTGTTCTAAATGTAAAGGTGGTAAACTCAACAAAGCGGGTCAATGTATGAAAATGGGCTGTGGCGGAAAGATGGCTAAAGCCTCAATCGAAGACCCAAAGCCGCTACCAAAGGAAAAAATTACCGATGTGAATCCTCACATGGTCACTGAATCGGGTGGACAAACAAAAACTGCTTACTACACTACCAACGGTAATAGCATAGAATACGAAGATGGTAAACCAAAGCGAGATAAGCATGACAAAAAAGTTGACCTAAGTAAACTCGGTGGTCGAATGAATCCACACGCTGGAACAGGCGTTGAGCGAGAAGATAGTCAAGGCGAGTGATTTTATGACTCGTGTTGCAATCAAAAAAGGCAATCCTAAAGCATCTCTTCGAGAAAACGCTGAACAGGGTACTCCGATTGCATGTCGAACTTGCGGTGGAAACATTCGTGAAGGCTGTAAATTACATCAAGGCATGGCTATGTTTGCTTGTCCTAAATTTCAACCGCTACAATGAGGCGGTGAAATAATGGTTGCAGAAAATTTCAACATCGTAAAAGACGACTTTATGTTGTCATTAGCAGATGGGTATGATTTAGAATCCAATGCCGCTGAATACATTATTGCTTGGGAATCTTTGGAAAAAGCACCTACTGATGATATGCTTCGTACTTTAAAGTACACTGCTGAAACCATCATGAAAGATAAAGAACAGATGGAAGCAAGTGGTGTAGATGCTATACAAGCAAGCCAAGGAGGACCGGGGTATCTCCTTGCTCGTGAAGAAATTTACGGAGAGCCTACCAATCATATATGGGCTGATGGATTAAAAGGAGCAAAGCATATTGGTGTTTCACATTCTGTTTGGCCTCGTTTTGAAGGGAAACCCGGTTCAAAATACACCAATGCACATTTCCCATTTCATTCATCTATTCATCCACTACTGCGGAAAAATTCAGTGACACAAACCCCCGCCTTTGTTGAAAAATTCCGAAGGCATATTTTTGATGGTCATGCCGTTGAAGAGGCTCGAATGGAAGGTTTACTACACGATGAACTTGAAAAGGTAAAAAGCCCTCTAATTTTTGGTCATAAAGGTAAAACAATTCTTGGACCCATACGAGTAAACGGAAGCAACATTTCTCATCAACACGATTTGTATCAAAGAGATTTTAATCGTTGGAAAAAACTCAATGATAAAAAAGAAGGAGAATACATCAAAGAAGGCTATTCACCCGAAGAAATACAAAACAGACTACGGGTTGACCACTTTGAAGCAAGAGCAAAACAGTGGACCGATGAAGGAGTTGTAGTAGATGAAAATGGTGATGAACATGGTATTGCTCTTGGTCATGAGGCTTACATGTATGGTCTTGAATGGCTTAACCCTGTTGAACGAACAGCAGTTATGCGTCGAATACATGAAGAAGGCGGTCTTGATAAACACCCACTCATCAAACTACCTAACGGTGAAACAATACCTTCTGCTCGTATTGCTTGGAATAACTTAATGCGTCGTACACCGGAACTAAATTGGGCTACAAGACATGGTAAGAATGGCGGAAGAAGGAGTTTTCACAGAAGTGAAAATAATGAAACTGATTATCGTCAAGGAGCAAACAGGCATAATCAATATGCGTTTGGTGAAGCCGCTCATTCGTACTCACTTGGAGATGGAAACCTTTCAGTCACCCCTTCCGAAGTAATCATTGACGCACTTCATGACCGTTTTGGAATTGAAGAAGACGGGGAAGGCAACTGGGTTGGTAAACCATTTTCCTTTTTACCAAAACTTAATCTTCATAAAAATGACATTAAAAATACCTACAATCAAGATGAGTTATGGAAGTCATCAAGAAGGCACACTAAGTCAAAAAAAGTTATGACTGATATTAAGGAAGCACACATGCCAATGGAAGACATATTGTTTCTTGCAGGGTATGACCCTAAAACTCGTAAGCCGATGTTTAACCACCCAATTTATGGTGAAATGGATGGGCCGCTTATTCAACTTCATGAACTCGAAGCAATGGAAGAAGATGCGCTGGTAAATTCCGACATTAACTCAAGAGCAAAAGAAATGAGAGAACACCTTGCTTATTTACAAGCCGCTTTTGGCCCGCACCCCGATGAAGAAAAATCAAATTTATGGGAACTTGGAGGTAATGGTAATTACACAGTGGGTCCGGGTAATTTTTGGGATAGTGTGTTTAGTCAATATGGGGGTGCTGGTATGGTTCAAAGTACATACAATGAAATCATGCACAGCATGGCACCTCATACTGGTTTACAAGCAAAAGCATTAGAAAGTTTAGTACCAGCGAGTTTTTCCGCAAATCAAGATGAACCATTTAACCCATTTACAGGTGAAGGAACTCAAATACTACCTAAAACAACAGAAGAAGATGATTCTATGCCGGAGTTTTCATCAATGTTTCAAACGATTGCACACGGTAATAACGAATACTCACCGCTTACACCGAATGAAGAAAATTTGTCTTTAGGACTTCACTTTGGTACAGGGAAGCAAAGAAACATAGGTGCTTTTAACTTAGCAAAGAAAAAATATGAGTATTTTGGTACTCGTGAGTTGTTGGAAAACATATTTTCACCAACAAATGTCTTTACAAGAACCCGTGATGGTGACAAGCACAACTGGACTTTGCACAAAAATACTATTGCCCCCGAAGCAGAATACCGCTTACGAACAATGACACCGGATGAAAAACAAAATGTAAACGGTTTAACCAGTTATATGCACGCCATTTATTCACACAATGCATTCAAAACCACTCATCCGACACAAGCCTATAGTGCATACAGTGGTGACATGCCCCAAAAAGAAAAACAACGAGTTTTACATTATCTTAAAACAATGCTTGGTCGTAGTAATTCACCACACCTACCAATCAAACAATCTATGCATTCGTTAAAAAATCTCAAAGACGGTAAAGTTCCTGTCACTTATGGTGCCGATGCTGATGATTTTTTAGATTACCAAAATTTAGGCCAGCCTCAACCATCATTTAAAAACACAAAAAGTCACATTGAGGATAATAACAGTGCTAAAAATATGCGAATTTTAACAGCAATTGCAAGATTAAACAACAATTCGCCACAACAAGTTCACAACTTTTTACACGATATTGATGATGATGAAAACGATATAGGGTTTCAACAAATTAAATCTATACTTGAAAAACAAAAAGGTACATTGAATGAAGGTGACATTGAAGGTTTACACGAATGGTTGACACAACATCGTTATGACCTTGCTACAGAAAAGAAGGAAAAAGGGGCAAAAGGTAGTTTGGCTGGTAAATCAAAAGTAGCCACAATGCAAGATAAACTTGATGATGAAGGAAAAGTAATGTTTGATGATAGCGGTATTAAAATGGAAGAGATGATTCCATTTGATGCTCATACTATTCATAGGGCATTAAGCATGGGTGGTATGATGCCATCTGTTCAACGAGAAGAAGAAATTCGAGATGAATTAGACCAATTAAATTCAATGCTATACGACCCTGCTTCACAAGGAGAATTTACTCTTGAATATGCAGAAAGCATTAGAAATCAAATGCGACAATTGACCGCTGAATTAAACAAAATTCAAAACAAAGCAATACGAGGGGCAAGTGGCAAAAGTAATCCTCTTGAACAAAATGCTAAACTGTTAAACAAACTAATTACTTCAAGTCGTGAAGCAACATTTAAAGCGGCACAATTTTTACTTCCTCTTGTTTTAGAACACGACCCAAATCATTTCAGCGAAGAATTAGCAGTGAGTAATCCACAACAATTTCTTGCAAACCATAATCGTTTGATGTATGATGCTGAAAGAATGCTAAATACAGTTCCACACGAGGTACACGGTATTACAGCACCAACGGTTCGCTTTGGTATGCAATCTCAAAAAGTACCCGCACGACAAAAGGGTGTACATCCTTTAATTACAGAACATTTACGAGGGGAAGATGTATTTACCGTTGATGGTACTATGAACACTGATGAAGTGTTAGAAGGTCTTGGACTTGTGCCTAAAACCACCGAACAAAGAAACCGTATGGCTCTCCATGTACAACGCTTAATTGATGAATCCAACAACACAAATCAACCACTCAAAGTAAGCACACTTGGTAAATTGATGGAAAGTGGTAAATTTGACAATGAATTTAATCTTCATCACTTAGGTGGTGATGATGAGTTCTTACAAGACGCTATAGAAAATGGATTTCATACCGCAATGGATAATGCTCAACCAAATCGCCCTAAATGGAAACAACACCCCATTCATCCAATAGTGCAAAGTATTCGACATGTGTTGAATGATGAAGCACTTATGACCCCCGCTGGCCTTTCCTTCTTTGATGCTGGGTTGAAAAATATCAAAGGTCAAACTCTTGACATTCACAATCGTTTTGGTACAGGTTCGGGTGAAAAGAAATACAAAACTCGTGCTACCAAAAATCGTCTTGACAGTATTATCGCATTAAATGAAGATGCAGTTAATGAAGAAAACATGGAACCGGAAACAAAGGATATTCTCACACATGGTTTTAATGATGAACCAGTACCTATTGGTGGTGTCAATCCCGATATAAACGGAATTATGAATACACACACCGATGCTACAGTTGTACATTCAGTCGCTCAACCTACACAATCAACATTTGGAATTGAGTATGCACAAAATGGTCAACCAGTAGTTGGTACATACACTGAACCTCAACTTTACCAAAATACATGGCAAGATGCAATAACGGGTTTACATGGACAACAATTAGGCACTACTGTTCTTGATAATTTACAAAAAATTCCTCTTGAAGATACTACATCCCCTGCTTTAGCAATGGACCCCACTACTTATGAAACAGCAGAAGACCGCATTGCTTTATCGGAAATGGGTGACTATATTACTTCTTTATTGAATCCCGATGTGTTATTGACTAAAGCCGATGATGCTGAATGGGTTCCACCAGTACGACCTATGCATCGTATTTTTGATTTGAAAGACCTTGAACACCTAAGAGGTTTTAGTGGTTCATGGGTGGTTAGCAAGTGGTATGATGGAAAGCGTGTTATCATTGTACAAAACGATAATGAAATTACTACCTACAATGAAAATGGTCGAAAGGTAGGACTGAAAAAAGCCTTCAAAGAAAGCCTTGCTGAATTAAATGACAACAACTTTGTCATTGATGGTATTATTGGAGAAGAAGATTTGAACATTATCGACATTATCAATTACGATGATACCAATGTCGCAGAAATGTTGATGCATGAGCGTTTAAAAATTCTAAGAGGGCAATTTGATAGCCACGAAAATGTCATTATTCCGGGTCCACATGACACAAAAATGACCGATGATGAAGGACTTGAGGATGCTGTGCAGATTTTACAGAAGGAACACGGTATAGTGCTTTTGCGTGATAACAAGTCAACTTACATGAAGGGGGAGCGTCGGCATCCAAAGTGGTTGTTATTGCGTAAAACCCGTGATTTCAACTTCATCGTACTCGACCGAAGAGGTAAGGGTCCGTACAGTTATCAGTTAGGAGCAGGGCCAATTCTTGATGGTGATTCATTAGGAAACAGGGCTATAGAGTACAAAAATGATACATACATGGATGTAGGTACAGCCCACAATCAACAAAAATTATTCAAAGTGGGTGACATTATTCGGGCTACTGTCACAGGTGTCACTAAAAAACGAAGAAAAAGCCGTGATGTATTCAATGTTCAAGTAGGTGAAATAGAAAGTGAAGGTGAAGGTGAGGGTGCGGCCAGTGCAGAATCACTTGATTTAATGACCAAATCGTTTGCACCTATACTCATTCCTCATGATATTGAGTACAATAACGGTGTGGTGCAAGTCATATTGAAGAATGTTGACACTGTATCGTATCAAGTTGACCGGCATAATGACAATTGGTACTTACATTCACCTACATCAACTATAGGTGGTTTACAAAAATCAAACTACCCTATTACATTGGCAGAAAGCCTTCATCCGTTTTGGCACAGTGTTGCTCCTTTGATGCTTGAAGGACACCTTATCAAATCAACTATGATGGATGAAGAAAAAACTCCAAGCCGAGAAAGACAAGACAGGCAATCAGCAGGTGTGTTAGATGAAGATGATGAAAATCGCCTTCTCAAACCTTCAACAAAGAAAGCACTTGAAGTAATCAGTAGGGCTTTAGACCAACTTGCTAAAGAAAAACTCACTTGGACTGGCCCAAAGGGGTTAGGGATTGACATGGCTACACCTATAGAATCACCAAGTGGTCCTACAAAATTGACGGAAGAAAGCAACTTACCCGATTATGACGGCAAAAAAAGACCCGAAGAAGAGGAAAGAAAACCTCATTCGGGAGGAAAAGAGAAAAAAACAATCACTCATGTTGAAATGAAGACAGATGCAGACGAGTCTATCGTTTTTGATGATGAAGATGGCACCCCAACTCTTTCAGTGTAATAATACAGTCTATATACCATGACAGTGAATCCGAGGGTAATGTTGTCCCTTAAGCGACCTACCTCCGGCATTGCTCTCATCAAGGGCAGTTCCGACATGGTTATCGCTGGCTACGCATCAGTTGAACTGGTGGATAAGCAGGGTGACCTCATTACTCGTTCAGCACTAAAGGATGCTTTTGGCGGGTTCATGAAGAGTGAAAAGTTCCGCAATGTTCAACTCGCTCATTCTAACATTCAAGTGGGAGAAGTTATTGACTCCTATGTTGATTCAAATGGTCGGATGTGGAAATCCGAAGTTGATGATGCTGGTATGTTTGTTGTTGTTTCACTTCGCAACGACATTGAAAAGGCTCGTGAAGTGGCCGCAGAAATCCGCAAAGGAAATTTGCAAGGATTTTCCATTGGTGGACAGGCATTCAAAAGAGTGCGTAAATCCGATGGAGAACATGGAGATTACCAAGAAATTAGTAAGATGGAACTACATGAGATTACAATTTGTGAAAAGGGTATCAACCCCGAAGCACAATTTCGTATCTTAAAGGAGGACACCAATATGACCACAGAAAATGACTTAAACAATGTTATGAGCAGACTTGAAGCACGACTTGACGCTATGGAAAAGGGAGAACTACCACCCGCACTCAAAGAGTCTATGAAAGAAAAGAAGGATGATTCCGAACCTAAAGAGGAAAAGAAAGAATCCAAAAACCCATTCGCTGACAAAGACGAAGACAAAAAGGATGATGAACCTATGAACGATGATAAGATGAACTACGCAAAGAGTGAATACAGCGATGTAATCACAGCAGAATACTTGAATTGGATGGAAGACACCCTCAAATCCGCTGGTGTTGACACAATGCAAGCCCGAACACACTTCGATAACTTGGAGAAGGCACAACTTGGTGGCTTCGACAACCCCGATGCAGTTGACGGTGCTGACTACTTCGCTGGTCAAGTTCGTGGCCGTGGACAAGAGAATGGTTCTCCTTCCACTGGCGCAATTTCCGCTATCACCTCATCCGGTGGTAAGACCCCATCCGGCGCACTCGGACCTGTTTCGATGAGCAAAGGCTACCTCAACGCTTCCAATGTGTCTTCTTCCGATATTGAAGCCGCATACGAAGTGTACAAAGCCGCCGCACTGGAACAAGGATTCCGTGGTGACCTTGAAGCACAATTCTCCGACCGATTGAGCAAGGAGATGGCAATCGCAAAGCACGAAGCAGAAAAAGCAGAATTTGACGCTCGTGCCCCACTCAATGAAGTCATGAAGTCCATTAACTCCCTAAGTGAGCGAATCGACAACATGACCATCAGTGGTACATCAATTCAAAAGTCGGCATCTACAACGAATGTCGAAGTCCCATCCACACAAGACTTGGGCAACATGTCTTGGGATGAAGTACACAATCTCGCCGCTTCGGTCACACGAGGGGCTTGAAAAAACAAAAAAAATAATGGAGAGTGAAAATTATGGCAAGAGATTATATCCGAAGCGTGACTGACATGGAACGATACTACTACGGCGCAGGGAACGCAATGGGCTATTCCTACTCCGGTAGTGAATTGCTCAAGGCTGACAGCCCTATGCTGTCTTCAACTGCTGGTACTTACCAAGCGATTTATGGTCGCAAAGTTTGGTCCCAATTGAACCAAGAATTTAATGCATTTTCAATCCTACCAAAGCGACCGTGGGAACGCAGTGGATGGCGAGTCATCACTGCACGACCTTCGTTCACTGTTGGCGGCGGTGTTGCAGAAAACGCAACCCTACCGGACACCACCAAGCCTACCTTCCAACACATTGCCGCAAAGCCGAAGACTGTGGTTCACACCTTCGACATGAGCGAAACCGCAATGTTCCTTGCTGACAAGGATGACGGACTGGGCGACATTCGTTCAATCCTCAAGGAAGAAATGGGTAAGCACCACGCCGAGCATATCAACAAGATGCTTCTCGTTGACAAGGCTACCGCCGCTGGCAACGATTTCGAGTCACTTGACCGAATCACCACTGGTGCATCTTCTTCCGCTAACGAAGACATTTACTCAATCGACCGAAGTGCAAACTCTTGGTCCCTTGCAGAACACGATGAGAACTCCGGTACTGACCGAACTCTCTCCCTCGACCACTTGGACACCATCTTCCAAAAGACATGGACCCGTGGTGGCAATCCAAAGGTCATCCTCACAGGATATGACACTTTGATGCGCTTGCAACAACTCCTACAGTCGCAACAGCGATTCATGGAAGAGAAGCGCATCACTCCTACCTACAACGGTGTGAAGGGTGTTCCCGGTATCGAAGCCGGATTCATCGTCGCTACCTACAACGGTGTCCCAATCATCCCATCTAAGGATGTTCAAGCAGACACTTTGAGCCGCATGTACTTCCTCGATACGGACTACTTGTACTTCTCGACCGCTATCCCAACCCAATACTTCGAGAGTGGTATTGAAACTGGTGACCCATTCGCAATCAACCGTCTTGGACAAGAAGGAATGTACCGAACTATGGGAGAACTATGGACGACTTTCTTCGGAGGACACGCTTCAATTCGTGACCTCAAGTGATGGTGGATGAGA